CAAGCTGATCAATGACCTGTGCTCAGTGTTTCGGGCGATGCCCTACTGGAGCACCGGGGCGCTGACCGTTTCGCAAGATCGAACGGCTGATCCGTCTTATCTGTTCACGCTGGCAAACGTTGCTGAGGAAGGGTTCAGCTATTCCGGCAGCGACATCAAAACCAGGCCCAACGTCGCGGTGGTGCAATACCTCGACCTCAAGAGCCGTGACACCGCCTATGAGCAGGTAGAGGACCGCACCGCCATTCAGCGTTATGGCGTGATCAAGCAAGAGGTCACAGCCTTTGCCTGCACCAGTCGCGGCCAGGCCGCTCGCATTGGCGAGTGGATCCTCTACGCCGCACAATACGAGACCGAGGTGGTGAGCTTCACCGCCAGCATCGAGGCCGGCGTGGTGGTGCGCCCTGGGCAGGTGATCGAGATTGCCGACCCAGTGCGAGCTGGTGTTCGTCGTGGTGGCCGCATCATGGCAGCCAGCACGACGCAGATCACCATCGACAGCACAGAGGGTGTGCCAAGCTCCGGCGAGGTGTCGGTGATCCTGCCGGATGGCACCATCGAGACGAGGCCCGGCAACCGCGTTGGAACGGTCGTTACCTTAAGCTCTGCCCTTTCCAAGACGCCCAACGTGGGCAGCGTCTGGGTGTTTCGCTCTGGCGGTGGCATCCAGACGAGTTACTGGCGGGTGCTCACGGTGGAGGAGCAAGGCGGCACCCAGTACGCCGTCACAGCGCTCAGCTACAACGCCAGCAAATACGACTTCATCGAGCGAGACCGCAAACTACAGTTCCGTGATGTCACCAACCTGAATCAGCCTGTTGAGCCACCCACTAACCTGAACCTGTCCGAAACCCTGTATGAATACCAGGGCCAGGTTCGGGCCAAGGTGTTGATCAGCTGGAAGCCTAGGGTTGGCGTTAATCAGTACCGGGTGAGATGGCGCAAAGAAAACGGCAACTGGAACGTCTACACCACGCAGTCGCCTGATCACGAGATTCTCAACATCACGCCGGGCACGTTCACGGTTCAGGTTTACAGCCTCGATGCGTTCAACCGTCCATCATCCACTGCGCTTGAAGGCGTTATCAATGCGCTCGGAAAGACTGCACCGCCGAGCAATGTCACCGGGTTCCAGCAGGTGATCGACCCCGACATCGGCGTGCAGCTCCAGTGGAACCCGGTGGCAGATCTTGACCTGCGCGACTACGAGATCCGCCAGGGCGGCACCACATGGGACAACGCCACCTTCGTGACGCGGGTGGCGGCCACCACCTACAAGCTGGGCATCCTCCAGCCGGGTTCGGTCACCTATCGGATCAAGGCCCGCGACACCTCGAACGTCTACAGCGCAACCGATGCCACCCGCACGGTGACAGTTACGGCGGCCGATGCGCCGAACCTGAACAGCTCCATCGAGGACCCCGTGGTGTCGCTCACATGGAGCACACCGCGAGGCAGCTACTCAGCGGCCTACTACGACCTGCGCTATGGGGCGAGCTGGGCCAGCGGCGTGCAGATCGCCCAGGTGAAGGGCAACGCCTACAACCTGCCGGTCACATGGTCCGGGGCGCGGACGTTCTGGGTGGCAGCGGTCGATCCTGTGGGCACCGTGGGCGCTGCGGGCTCGCGGGTGGTGATGATCAACTCAGCAGCGGCACCGACGATCACAGCTGCGTTCTACGGTCGCAGCTGCACGCTTACCTGGAACGCCGTCAACGGCACGCTGAAGACTCGGTTCTACGAGATCAGCTACGGATCTACCTACGCCGCCCGCACCGTGATCACCAGGATCAGCAGCGACGGCACCGGCTACAGCCTGCCAGCTGACTGGTCAGGAGCACGCAAGTTCTGGGTGGCAGCGGTCGATGGCAATGGCAACCTGGGCACAGCAGGCAGCGTTGACACCAACATCGGTCCGGCCCCGGCTCCCTCGCTCACAACCCTGATCATTGGGCAGTATGCGCAGATCAGCTGGACGCCCGTGCGCGGCACATTGGAGACGGCCTACTACGAGGTGCGGCGCGGCAGCACCTGGGCAACTTCACCTGTCGTTGGCCGGGTGAACTCCACCTCCATCGAGGTCAAGGTGGACTGGGTTGGCACACAGCGTTTCTTGGTGCGCGCCGTGGACATCAACGGGCTCTACGGTGCAGCGGGAGGCTGATCCATGACCATCGAATCCTGGTACGGGGACGAGGCAGCGGCTGACATCGTGATCAGCCCTCCGTCGCAGCCGAGCATCACGCAGCAGGTGGTGGACAACAACGTGCTGCTGCGGTGGAACGACTGCACCCAAAGCCTGCCGATTGTCTCCTACGAGCTGCGGCGAGGTGCTACCTGGGCCGGTGCAACGGTGATCGGCACCAAGCAGGGCGGGTTCACCTCAGTGTTTGAAACCGCTGGCGGCACCTACACCTACTGGCTGGCTGGCATCGACAGCGCAGGCACCTATGGACAGCCGGGCAGCATCACAGCCACTGTGAATCAGCCACCGGACTATGTGCTCCGACTGGACCAGGAGAGCCTGTTCAGCGGCACCAAGACCAATGCCCTGCTCGATGACAACATCGACCTGCTGCTGGGCGTCAGCCTCACCGAGACCTACGAGGCGCATTTCACCAGCCGCAGCTGGACCACGCCTCAGGCGCAGATCGACGCAGGCTATGCCTACTGGATCATGCCCAGCACAACATCTGCGGTCTACGAGGAGGTGGTCGACTACGGGGCAGTCGTTGCCTCCAGCAAGGTGTCTCAGACCTTGACGAGCACGGTCGTTGCTGGCACTTTCTCCGTCACTCCCAAGATCAGCGTCAAGCTCAACGCAGGTGATGCCTGGACCGACTTCGACGGAGTGGCTTCCGTCTACACCACTAACTTCCGCTACATCAAGTTCCGTTATGACTTTGCCAGCGCAGGTGGTGATGACCTGATGCTGCTAACCGAACTGAACTACCGGCTCGATTCCAAGCTGCGCAACGACTTCGGCACAAGCCAGGCCAAGGCCCCGCTGTCTGGCACCTACAGCCGCAGCGCCACGACCATCACCGTCACCGCCACTGCTCATGGCCTAGTGGTGGGTGAGCTAGTGGACCTGGACTTCACTACCGGCACCGCCACTGATGGCGTCTACACGGTGGCTACCGCCACCACCAACAGCTTCACCGTAACCAGCGCGACAAGCGGAACGACCAGTGGCAACGTCACCCTGCACGCAGGCGGCACACCAGTGAACTTTGCAATCGACTTCGTGGACGTGGAGGCAATCAGCGTGACCCCAAGTGGGACCACGCCTCGCCTGGCGATCTATGATTTTGTGGACGCCCCTAACCCCACGACCTTCAAGGCTTTGCTGTTTGATACAGCCGGCAATCGAGTGAGTGGACCCTTCAGCTGGAGCGCCCGAGGAGTCTGATGGCCAACTGGAGCAACCCCACTCTTACCAGCCTCTACACCAACTTCCTCACCGAGCTGAAGGCGCGGGATGAAGACCTCGCCAAGCAGTTTGACGGGCAGACGGTCTCGAACCTTGTTACCGGAGCAATCCGGTGGAACAGCACGATCAACCGCTGGCAGAAGTGGAGCGGCACCGCCTGGGGCGAGCTGGCCACCACCTATGCCCTGACGGGCCTGAGCACCACCGGCAACGCAAGCATCGGCGGCACGCTGGCAGTCACGGGCACCACGGCGCTGGCGGCGGCCACGGCCACCACTCCGGCCACCGCTGACAACAGCACTGCGGTGGCAACCACCGCCTACGTCCGCGCTCAGGGCTACGCCGGACTGGCGTCACCGGCTTTTACCGGCACGCCCACCGCTCCCACGGCGGCGCTCAATACCAACACCACCCAGGTCGCCACGACGGCCTTCGTGATCAACCAGGCGGCGGATGTAACGCCGCTGATGGCCGGCACAGCGGCGGTTGGCGCATCGCTGGAGTTTGCTCGCGGTGATCACGTTCACCCAAGCGACACCAGCCGGGCACCACTGGCGAGCCCCACGTTCACGGGCATTGTCACGCTGCCTGGAGGGACGCTGGCTGAGCAGTGGAGCAGCTCCGACACAGACATCGACGGGCTGATCGGCGGCTCGCAGTTTGGTTCGTTGCTGGAAGGCATCAGCAACGGGCATTTCACCGTCGGTCTCAGGTCTAACGACGTTGGAGACGGCTTCCAAGTCATCAGCAAGCAGGCTGGCAACGCCACCTACACGCTCAAGTGCTTTGAGGTTCGAGCAGATGGCGATGCTTCTATCGCTGGCACGCTGACGGCGGCAGGCTTTTCCGGTAACGCCACCACTGCAACAACACTCGCCACCGCCCGCACGATCTGGGGTCAGTCGTTCAACGGCTCCGCCAACATCACCGGCAACCTCACCGCAGTCGGCAACATCACTGGCTCGGGTGCAGTTGTCTTGACATCGGGCGGCACTGACCAGCCGGTCACGATCAACACCTCCGGCAACGGCTCGATCATCCTCGATACCGGCACCGCTGGCGGCACGGTGCAGCTGCGGGGCGGCACCAACGGCACGCGGATTTACAACGCCGCGAACACGCAGTTCTCGCAGATCAACGTGGAGGCGCTGAGCGCCACCAGGACGCTCACCCTGGCCAACGCCGACACCACCCTGGTCGGCGGCACGATGGTGCCCACGACGGGATCGGGTGCGACTGGCACCTGGGGTATCAACGTCTCTGGCAACGCTGCAACAGCAACGGCGCTGGCGACCGCCCGCACGATCAACGGCGTGGCGTTTGACGGCACGGCCAACATCACGATCTCGACGGCCTCCGCCAACTCCGTCACCTTCAACAACGGTGGAGCAGGCGGTGCATCTGGCAGCACGTTCAACGGCGGCACGGCGCTGACCGTTAGCTACAACACCATCGGCGCACCGAGCACCACCGGCACTAACGCCTCCGGCACCTGGGGCATCAACATCACCGGCAACGCCGGCACCGCAACCACGGCAACATCTGCCACCACTGCAACGAACTGCTCGCGCCAGGTGATCGCTGGCAACGGCTTGAGCGGCGGCGGTGCCCTGTCGGCGGATGTAACGCTGACGGTTGGCGCTGGCGATGGCATCAGCGTTGCTGCCACATCGGTAGCGGTCAACTCGACCGTCATCCGCACCACAGGAGATCAAACGCTCGGCGGCAATAAGACCTTCTCTAGCCCGCTGCTCGCCGCAGCCGGTTCAATCACAGCGCCTGGCATCGCATCATCTGGCGACACCAACACCGGCCTGTGGTGGGAGTCAGCAGACAAGCTCACGGTGGTCGCTGGTGGTGCGCGGGCTGCTTACTTCAACGCAACTGAGCAGTTCAACTACGGCGCTATCTACATCACCACGGCAGATGATGTTGCGGCCGATGCAACAACGACGACCAGGGATTCAGGGTCGCTTTATTTCAGGGGCAAGTATTGGACCGGCACCACGTCTGCAATCGCAGAATGGCGTATTTACAACGACGTTGATGGCACGGGGCCTAACGGTATCCTTCGGTTTAACTGGCAGGGTTCCACAAAGCTCAGTGTTGATGAAGCTGGTCTAGTCACCGCTACCACCTTCTCCGGCAGCGGCGCTTCGCTCACCTCTTTGAACGCCAGTAACCTCTCCTCAGGGACAATTCCTGATGCGCGGATCTCTGGTTCCTACACCGGACTGACAAACCTAACTGGATCTGGAACCGCTACGTTCGGCACTTTCAGTGGATCGGGCGCATCGCTAACTTCACTTAATGCTTCCAACCTTTCTTCTGGCACAATCCCTGATGCGCGGATCTCTGGTGCATACACTGGAATCACCGCAATCAATGGATCCGGGATAGGCGGAACCAGTGGAGACTGGTGGACAAAGATTCCTCTCATCTCTGGTGGAGGCGTGATAGAGATCGGGCGATACATTGATTTTCATAGTACCGCCACTGGAACTACAGACTACGACGTAAGGATAGATTGCACTGGAGCCAATGCTCTCAGTATCGGAGCGACTGTAACTGCTACTGGATTCTCGGGATCGGGTGCTTCGCTAACCTCTCTGAACGCCAGCAGCCTGGGCTCCGGCACGGTGCCTGATGCAAGGCTGACCGGCACCTACACAGGCGTGAGCATCACCGGCAACGCCGCCACCGCCACAACACTGGCAACAGCTCGGACAATTAACGGCGTGTCGTTCAACGGCTCCGCCAACATCAATGTGCCAGATCTGCGAGGAGACAACGGCACAATCCTTATAGACGGCACGGGCGTAACCAGCGCGGTCAATTACATCAGTCTGACGAACGCCGCAACGGCAGGAACGCCGACGATCTCGACAGCCGGTTCCGATACAAACATCCCCCTCAACATTACAACAAAGGGGACGGGAAGCGTCTCGATCAACACGGCTGGTGGCGCAATCTTGCTGCGGCCAGGTTCATCTGGCGTCCGAATCTACGACGACAGCAACGCTTACTACCACAACATCGCCACCGGGACGATGACTGCGAACCGGACGCTTACGCTTCCGAACGCAAGTGTCACGCTGGTGAGCGGCACAATGGTCCCCACCACCGGGACTGGTGCTACTGGCACCTGGGGCATCAGCGTGACCGGTAACGCAGCCACAGCAACAAAACTCTCCAGCTCCCGCACATTCCAACTGACTGGAGACTTATCGGGAAGTGTCAACGCCGACCTCTCAACCGGATTCACGATTTCCTGTTCAATCAACGACAACAGCCACAACCACGACACCAGCACGCTCACCAATGTAGAGGGCGGCAGTTACACGCCGACACTCACCAACACCACTAACATCTCCGCCAGCAGCGTTGGCTCTAGCGATTTTCAATACCAAAGGGTTGGTAACATCGTGTCCGTCTGTGGCACGGTTTCGCTCACGCCAACCAGCACCACCGCAGATTTCTCGCTGCGTATCACGTTGCCGATTGCTCCGGCTTCCTTTGGTAATGCCACGCAGGCTCACGGCGTTGGCGGGGACGCCAGCAATGTTGT